GCTCCTATCGCAATGGATCAGTCAAAAGATGTAAATCTTTTGGCAACAAAAAGAGACCTGAAGTTTTTACTTACAGATGTTTCACAGACACCGCAGTTTGAACCAGCTGTAGTTCTTGATATCATTCTGGATGACACGCATCCTGAAATTAGTGAAAACGGACATTATTTGGATCCAGATCAATGGCCAGAAAATTACATTGGAAAAAAACCATCCATAGATGACTTTGATTATACGTGGGTTGGACGTGTTAAGTTGCGATTGTTAAATACACAAACAACTTTACCTAAAGAAGGACTTCCATGGGCACTTCCTTTAGAAAACAATATATCAGAATATCCTCTTGTAAACGAAATTGTCGGTGTAGTAAAATATAACGAAAACTTGTATTATACTCGTAAAATCAACTACAAAAATTTCATAAACAATAATGCTGATATTGGTTTTGAACAAACGTATGGTGCTAACATGGGCAACCGTGAAGAGTATAAGTCACCAGATGATCCATTTATTGATTACAAAGGACCAGTAAGCAAACTAAGGGCTGAAGGCGGTTATGGGTTTGAAGGATCTCTAGGTAGATATTTTTTGCACAATCCTTACATTCGTTCATTGAAACGTTTTGAAGGTGATACGTTGATTGAAAGTAGATTCGGTCAATCAATTCGATTTGGTGGATATGACGATAATCGTGAAAACGATAAAGCATATAGCACAAATCCCGCACACGATTTTGAAAAGGGATATGCTGATTATAACATTGGACAAAAGAAAACCAATAACTTCTACAATAATGTATATGAAGTTGGTGGTGGAAATCCAATGATTTTATTTAGAAACCGTCAACGTCCTTTGAGAAAAGACAAAGAAATCAAACTTCATGATAGGTTGCCACCCATTCCACCAATTGATCCATCTGATCTGACACATCCAGAAAGAAATACTGGTGGATTTTTGCTGGAAGATATTAACAATGACGGTACTTCAATTCACATCACTTCTGGTTGTACTATTTCTAAATACGTTACAACGTGTTACAAAAAGCTATTTGGTAATGATGTACGTGAAGAGGTTGCCGCATTTTGTCCTGATGGTGCTACAACGTTTAACTATCCGATACTAAATAAAGACCAATTGATAGTAAACACTGATCGTTTGATTTTAAGTAGCAGATTCTCTGAGACCATACATTTTTCTAAGAAACGATATGCTATTGTTACAGACAGTGAATATACAGTTGATGCTCACGAACAGATTGTAATGACTACCAATACTAAAACAGTATTTAACAGTCCTGCGATTTATTTGGGGCAATACAATGAAACCAACGAACCTGCACTGTTAGGACAAACTACGGTCGATTGGTTGTTTGATTTGTGTGAATGGTTAAAAACTCACGTACATTGGTATTTTCATTCACATCCTGACGCTGGAGGTGCTTCACTTCCATTTACCCAAATTCCAGTTCAGTTATTTGATTTACAGGAATTGCAAAACCGATTGTCAACATTGATGAGCAGACGTGTATTTTTGACCGGTGGTGGATACGCTCCGGGTCAAGATGGTGCAACAATACAGGATGGATCACAACCCGTTAGTGTTAACGTTGAGACGGGTGATGGTGTTCCGGGTGGATTTTTCGGTATAGATCGTCGTAATAGACAAGTTGTAGATGTTTTGGAAACTGAAACATAAGTACATTTTGAACTATAAATCTTGATATTTAATAATAATATGACAAAAGACCTACTAAGACAAATGATTAGAGAGATGGTTAAGGAAGAAGTACGTGCAGCAATTCCTGAAGTTCTTTCAGAGATTTTTGCTAAACCTGAACAACAGGTGATCAATACTGCTCCAAAGATAAAGACCACATCTACTCCAGTACAACCTGTTGTTCAACCAAAGAAAGAGTATAAGAAGTATACAAGTAACGAACTTCTAAATAAGGCGTTGAATGAGACTGTTGGTGGACTTCCAAAAGAAGGTGGTATGGTAACATCGGAACTAGCTGCTCCATCTGTAATGGATAATGTTGAACAAGCACCACCCGTTGTAGCACAAGCATTAACAAAGAATTATTCAGCATTGATGAAGGCAATTGATAAAAAGAAGTCTGGTGGACTTTCATCTGGGTCTGTATCAATGATGTAATATGGCAACATTATATCCAATTGGGTTGACATTACCTATTCAAAATGGTGCTGGCGGGTTTTTCAACCAGACCATTTACACTTTGGAACAGGTAAAAACGAACATAATTAACCTTTTGAACACACGAAAGGGAGAACGTCGTATGCAACCTACCTTTGGACACTCATTGAATAACTTTGTGTTTGATCCAAATGACACAACGTTACCACAACGTGTTAAACAATCTTTGACAACTGATATCAATTTTTGGATTCCAGTTGCAACTATTGATAATATTGACATTAAAGTTTTAAAAAAAGAAGACGTGGATATTTATAGATTATACATTAATTTGACCATTTCTGTCAATAACGATCAGGCTCAAATCGAAATGTTTTTGGAAAATAACTAATTATGGCATCGACTACACAGAAAACATTTAAACCTCTAACAAATAAGGACATATCTTATTTGAACAGAGATTTTTCTCAGTTTAAGAAGAACCTGATTGAGTATACCAAGACGTATTTTCCAAAGAACTATCAGGATTTTTCAGACTCTTCTCCCGGTACCATCTTCATTGATATGGCTGCCTATGTTGGAGATGTACTTTCATTTTACTTGGATCAACAATTCAAGGAAAGTTTGTTTCCATACACCGAAGAACGTAAAAACGTATTAGCATTATCCAAATTCTTGGGATATAAGCCAAAGGTATCTCGTCCTTCGTTAACCAACTTTGATGTGTATCAATTGGTGCCATCAATTAAAAACGACGTGGGTGAATATGTTCCTGATGAAAAGTATACTCTACGTATCAAATCTGGAATGCAGTTAATTAACAGTGCTGGAGTAGCATTTGTTACAGCTGATGTTATTGATTTTTCTATGGATACTGTTAATTCTCCAAGAGAAATAACGGTAAGTTCCAGAGATGAATATGGTATTCCACAGTTCTTTTTGATAAAGAAAACCGCAAACGGAATTTCTGGACAAATTGTAACTAAGACTTTTATTGTTAACGAAAGTACTCCATACTACAAATTGTATTTGGATGAACCAAACGTTCTTGAAATTTTGGATGTACGTGATCAAGACAACGTACCTTGGTATGAAGTTGAATATCTTGCTCAAGATATTGTGTTAACATCATATGAAAACGTATCTTTGAACGATGATCGATTCATTCAATATCAATCTTCCGTTCCAAATATCGTTAAGTTGTTGAGAACTCAACGCAAATTTGTTACAAATATTGACCAAAACAATTTGACGTATTTAGAATTTGGACCGGGAAATCAGGGTGTGAATGATGAAATTGTTATTCCATCAGCTGAAATTCTTGGTGTGAGTTTGTCAAATTTGAACAACTTGAATGTCAATATTGACCCGTCAAACATTGTTAATTCTGATTCGTTTGGTGTGTATCCTAAACAAGGTACTCAATTTACGGTCAAATATTTGGTTGGTGGTGGAGTTGAATCAAACAGTCAAACTGGAGATATCAACAAAATCGTCAGTGTTGAATACGAAAATGACATCTCGGTATTGTCAAATGCAGAACAAAGTTTGTTTCAGGTAGTACGTAATTCATTGGCAGCAGAAAACAATGTTCCTGCTGTTGGTGGTGACGGACCCGAATCAAGTGACGAAGTTAAACAAAACGCCACTGCGTTTTTTGCAGCTCAAAATCGTGTTGTGACTGCTGATGATTATATTGCTCGTAGTTACGCTATGCCCGCCAAGTTTGGATCGGTAGCTAAAGCAACGGTAATATCCGACAACAACTTGAACGCTAATTCTATTGTCGAGGGACAGTTGACACAAAACAATGAAGTGATCAGCAATCGACAAATTAGTGGTAATCTGAAGAATCCATTTTCAGTTAATTTGTATTTGTTGAGTTATGATGAAAACAAAAACTTGACAAAACCAAATCAAGCATTGTTGCATAATCTTCGTCAATATTTGAGTAGATATCGTATGATGACTGACGGTATCAATTTGATTGATGGTTATATCATCAATATTGGTGTGGATTTTAAGATTGTCACTTACAACAATTTCAACAAAAAAGAAGTGTTGGCAAATTGTGTACAGACTATCAAGGATTTCTTTAATATTGATTTGTGGGGATTCAATCAACCAATTAACTTGAGTCAATTGGAATTAGAAATCGCCAAAGTGGAAGGAGTTCAATCTGTTGCGTATCTGAAGATCAATAATTTGACATCAAGAAATGGAACGTACTCGGATGTAGAATATAACATTGATGCTGCAACCGTAAATAAAATCGTTTATCCATCTCTTGATCCGTGTGTGTTTGAACTTAAATACCCAGACGTAGACATAAAAGCCACATCAGTATAATATGCATATCTTTATTTTTCCATCTAAAGACACATACGTAACTAACTTTACCAACTTTGAAAACAAAAATTTTGGTATTGATGAACTGTTGAATATCAGTTCGGTTGCGTCAAGCGTCAAATCTGTTGTCAAATATCAATCAGGCAGTTTAGATTCAGACAATTACATCATCAATA